AAATCGACCCATCGTTACAGATCACTAAGGGAGGGGACTCCTCTATTTAAGTACACGGGGTGTCCCCGTGTCCCTGGGCTATAACATTATTTTCGCCCAGGGACACCTCCCATTATGCCAAGCTTCGACCTCCACGCTCGATATGTCCTCCTCACTTACGCTCAATCAGGTGACCTCTCCCCTACAACTGTTGGAGAATTCCTGGACGGCTGTGGATACCAGTGCGTCATTGGAAGAGAGAGTCACGAAGATGGTGGAATTCACCTTCACTGCTTCGTCGATTTTGGAAGGAAGAGAAGATTCAGACGATCTTCTGCGTTCGATGTGGGAGGCCACCATCCTAACATCTCACCATCTAGGGGAACACCTGAAAAGGGTTGGGACTATGCAACAAAAGATGGCGACATTCCTTGGCAATCCCTCGACCGCCCGACAAGCGGAGGTAGCAATTCTGGAAATTCTGCTAAGTGGGCTACGATCACGGGCGCGAGCGATAGAGAGTCGTTTTGGTCTTTGGTACATGAATTGGATCCCAAAAGTGCGGCGTGTTCTTTCACCCAACTTCAAAAGTACTGTGACTGGAAGTTCGCTGTTGTGCCTCCCACCTATGAATCCCCGGCAGGAATCAGCTTCACCTCTGGTGAAACTGACGGACGAGATCAATGGCTACAACAAGCTGGTATCGGAATGGGAGAACCACTGCTAGGTACGTTGTTCCAATGGGCGGGGCATTCCAAAACTCTACTAGGGTTCCGCAATGCGCCTCGGGGGGCCCCCCCCCCGGCCGCCACCCCTCCCTCGGCGCAAAGCTCTCGGCCGTATATGCTAACAGATTCAGGCAGATGTATGTCACTCTGCCTATACGGAGAATCCAGAACCGGAAAAACTCTTTGGGCGAGATCTTTGGGAAAGCATCTGTACTGCGTCGGATTGGTATCCGGTGATGAATGTATGAAGGGACCTCTTGTTGATTATGCTGTTTTTGATGACATCAGGGGTGGCATCAAATTTTTCCCTTCATTTAAGGAATGGTTGGGATGTCAGGCTTATGTCACGGTCAAATGCTTGTACCGCGAACCAAAACTCATCAAGTGGGGTAAGCCAAGCATATGGCTTGCAAACACTGACCCACGAGACGAGATGACACAAGCGGACGTTGATTGGATGAACATGAACTGCACTTTCATTTCTATAGACTCCCCTATTTTTCATGCCAATACAATGTAGAAGTTGGCGTCCAATCCAGAGTATTCTCCGCCCCGTCAGAATTTCCAAAAATCAAATCCATAACATACACATCTCCACAGCCAGGCTTCGATGTAGTGGACAAAGGTGATGAGGTAATACCTCCACCAACCTCAAAATCCCCATAATGCAAATTCTTCCCAACTCCATGCCACATACTGTACGTGTTCACGATCCCAGTATCGTTCCCAGACGTAATCCTCTTCACTGAATCGTACAACACCTGAACGCGTTGCGTGTCAACAGGGGCTGTAATGGGATCAATCCAATCACGCGGCGTAGCCGACGTGTTGTTTACACCAAGACCTCTGAAAACAAACTCATACAACTCGCTGACCAATGCGAACGGCAATGGCACAGCTGTACGTTGATAGTCCAATACTCCTGTTCCATCATCAATCTGATAAAACGTGCGGAGTAAATCCGTGTCTTCCCAACCAGGCAATATGCCTTTATGGGTAAACACAATGCGCCTCCAGCGCCAGGCCTCCGAAGATGACGTGGACACCGTAATCTTCTCCTTCAGCCCCACCACAAACACGTCACTTCTCGTACGTTGTGGCTTACTCGGTATCTCGAATCCAGAAGTCGGTGTGGTTGCCAAGGAACGTGCTGTCGCATTCCATAGGATAATCGCCGGTGTGTCAGCGGTGACTGTAATTCCACCGACATTAGTCGGTAATGGCGGGAATGTGTTCCCCCCTATCATGACATCCTTCTTTTTTGTCGAGGTGACATTGAGCACAGCCTTTCTCGACATTCGTCTTGTGACTGTCGTCCTTCGACTCCGATAGGTTCGCGTCCTGCCTTTCCAACGTCGGCTGGTGACCCTCCGAGATGAGGATTTGCGCCGCGCGACGCGTCGCCCTGACAATCTGCGGGTTTTGCGGACACGATACGGCATGATTCGTCCACTGTGAACAGGCGCAGTTTCTGTACTCAGGAAATCGACCCATCGTTACAGATCACTAAGGGAGGGGACTCCTCTATTTAAGTACACGGGGTGTCCCCGTGTCCCTGGGCTATAACATTATTTTCGCCCAGGGACACCTCCCATTATGCCAA